GGTTTCCGCGATAGCTTGTTCCTTAATGTCGTCACCTCGGACACGATCCCAAAAATTAGATTTATAGAATTCGCGGACCAAAGGCGTAGCTGACCCAAAGTCTTTACGGTCGATATGCTGCCATCCTGCCCAGTCTGAGTTGGGTTTTCTTGCGATTCCCGCATACGTTTGTCCTCCCCGGTCACCCGGAATGTCGGTTAATTGGTATCCACCTTCGTCGTGGATCATTTTTTCAAAGGCGGGGTTGAAGTCAGCCATTATTTCCTCGCCATCCGGTCTTCGATGATGCTGATGTGCTTTTGGTTTTCGTGGATCATATCGCGGTTGTGCTGGATTTCTTTCTCCATGTCCTGCCGAAGTTTTTCCCGCGCAAGTTCTGCCCCTGAATTTGCGGCCTGTTTATTGTCTGACGTGACCACTAAACTTATCTTGGCGTTCAGGACCGTCACATCGTGGCTAAGTTTGTCCAGCGACGACATCAGATACACAACGCAGGTAAACAAAATTGGAAGCACGGCAAAAGCCGTCTTCTCGATAAGTTGACTTTTGGCTTCAAGTTTTTCGCTCATTGCTTGTCCCTCATCTTGTTGATGATTTCAAACGCAGACTTCATCTTTTCCTCAAGCACGGCGACGCGCAAGTCCAGTTTAGACAGCACAATAATCAGCGTTACGATGCCAAGCAACACCGGCCATGCTTTCAGAAAAAGTTCTGCGATTTCCATTAGTACTCACTCACATCAATAAGTTGACCACGGAAGTTGATGATACCCTCGGCGTGCTTGCTGACCAACTCAGGCCAGAGCGGTTTGCTGTCTTTCATCGTCACCACGGCAAACCCGCTGCGCCAGTTGACGGGGCCGTCTTCAAGGTAGTCTATGAACTGCGGCCCATCAATCTCAGCAAGCGTACCAGTATCAACGCCCCATCGAGTCCCATTATAGTCCCCAAACGGCGTGACCTTGAGACTGTGTAAGTGGCCGGTGATAGTCGTGACACCAGAATTGACCGTATTGTTGTGAGTAGCGTGAACGCCGCCCTTGTAGCGGTGCTTGACTACTACGTTGTCTGACAACCAGCAAGACCAGCATGGATGCCACTTGGGAAAATGATCCTTGAGCGCCGTGCCGCCGACGCCTTCAAATTGCGGCGCGGCCTCTGATAGACGGGATTCAAAACGCGAGTCGTGGTTACCTAGCGGCCAAATCAGTTGGGTGTGGTGGCGCGCCTTCTCGCAAGCATCCTCAATCTCTTTAAGCGCCGCTTGGCACGCTTCTAGCTCCTGCTTCACGTTTGGGACCGCGCTCCAATTTATTCTAGCGTGTCTGCTGATCGAACTTCCATCAAAAATATCGCCGTTGGCGATTACGATATGCGGTTTAAGTTCGTTTATCGCCCACAGGAGGCCCTTGAAAGCGGTTGTTCTGATTCCGGGCCAGAAGTGCGCGTCAGAAAAAATGATGGCGATGCCATCAGTCAAGCCAGCTTCGTGTCTAGCTTTTTGAATGTGGATTGGTTTGCCAACTGCAAGATTAAGTTTTAACTTATTTTCTAAAGAACGACGCCGAGAATGAACGCGCCGCTCAGAAATCCCCGTAAATCTGGCAACTTTGACGGGTGATTTAAGTTCTTCCCATATCCGCAAAAACTCTTCGTCGCTGATTTTTTGTGGTTTCATTCTTCATCCTATTAGAAGAACCACATCAAATAGCACAGTTTTGTTGCGGTTGGGTGACCCCCCGAGGTCATCGGGGGGTCTGAGCATTACTCGTCGGTCTGCTCGTCGATTTCTTCTTCTTCTTCTTCTTCTTCTTCTTCTTCTTCGGCTTCAACTTCTTCGTCATCAGCGTGAGCTTGGAAGAGCGCGTCGGCGGTCGAAGAGAAGAGCGAGGACAAAGTGAACTCGTTGATGTTTGATGCTTTAGCAACCAAGAAGGCCACCGAGAACAGCGCGTTCAGGGCGTCAACTGGCTCAGAATCGTTGATCGCGGCAAGGATGTCGTCTTTCATATCAAGCTCCAGAAAAAGGAACTTCATCTTACGAACTGACGATTACTGTTTAATGACCTTTCAGAATGATGGACAGCAACATCATAATGATCGCGCCCCCGCCCGTGATCAGGATCTGCTCTAGGCGCTTGATCCGCGCGTGGATACCGCGCGTCTCTTTCTCGATACCTTCGTACCGGATCGCGCAGACGTCCACGTGGGCGTCAATCTTGTGATCAACTTCAGATAATGTAACCATCATGGAGCCAGTTGGTTTTGGTTTTCGCGGTCCGCGACAAGCGCGTTGATAACTGCGGGAGTACGGATAATTTTTGACCCCATTTTACCGGCGGTCTGAAACGGTGCGGCTATTTTTTTACCCTTGGCCTCACGCTTGATCGCTTTATCTAATGCTTTAGCCGCCGCTGCGGGGTCTAACATTTCTGTAGCTAGTTCGATAGCAAGTTTTTGGTCTAACTTACCTTGCAGCCGTCGCATAATATCGTTAGCAACAGTAGCTACGCGGGATATAAGGTTAGGCGCGCGTATTTGTCCGATAGCTTCAGTACCTAACAAATTAACGTCAGGGCCTGCCCCTCGCGCAAAACGCGCTTGTTGCTCTGCTAATTTAGCGCGGGCAAGATCGTCTCGCACCGCTTCAAGGGCAGCAATTTGTTGCGGCGTAAGAATCTGGCGTAAACTTTCAAAACGTGACTGCCCTGTCGCGCGCTTAATTGTAGCTGGCGCGTTTTCTAACGCTTCCGCGTACCCTGCGGCCCTAAGTGCCGCTGTATCTTGACCAAGTGCCGGTTTTAATTTTCCTTCAAGAAACTGACCGACTTGCATTTGGTTGATCGGTTCGCTTTGCGCTTGAAAAGTTTCTCTCGCAGTTTTGTATCCCGGCGCTTTATTTTCCATCCACCCAACAAGTTGTTTTTGTAAATCTACAACTTGTTTTTTCTCAGTAGACGCAAGAGCGGTATCGCCTGTTTTTGACATCATTTTGTCAAGAGACAATTTAACGCCATGTAAAAATTCAATTGGATTACTTCTAAACGTAATACCTTTTGCTTCTGCTAATTTAGTAGCGTCTGGTATAGCGTCTTTAAAATATGGATTATTTGTTAACTGTGCTAACGCAAGGTCTGCTTGCGTTTGTACTGCAAACGCTGCTGGATAGTTAGTCGCCGCCGTACCACTCCTAAGTGCTTCCGCGCGAGCAAGTGCTGCTTCATCTTGACCAACAGATTGGATTTGTCCTAGTTGGGCTGATTTTTGTTGAGCTTCACGTTCAAAATACGGCGTCGGTAAAGTTTTTTTAGCCGACTCACCCATTGCAGAAAAACGAGTGGCCCCTACAGGTGCAGCGGCTTGCGCTGCTGTAGGCATACTTCCCGGAACAATTTGAACATTAGGATCTAATAGCGCGTTTAGAATTTGCGGCGCGCGCCCTTCTGTTGCAGTCATGTACGCAACTGATTTTGGGTCAAGCGCGTTGTATACCGCGCCCGCCGCTTTACCAACCAATTTAACCGGCGCTTCTATGACAGGAGCTACAAATCGCGCGGGGTTAATTTTTTCCCCTACTGCAGCAACGGGCGCAAGCACATCACCCGCGTTAGCAATACGACCCGCAGTAGCGGCAGACACACCTGCTTTTCTAGCCGCGCCGCCAGCGGCGGTAGTTATACCCTTAACGGTTCCCGCGCCGCCCGTAAGCAACGAAGATAGATCACCCGCAGCACCTACTGGATCTTCAGCCACCGTTCGCTTGATTGCGTCATAGCTGCCGTAGCGATCTTTAATAATGCCACCCACCGCGCTGGCTTTGTCTGACACCCGCTGCGCTGCTTTTGGGTCCGCCCCAAATACTTGGTCAACTTTGTCTATCGTGTCTACAACATTTTTTGGTAGGGAGTTTCTTAACGCACCCGCGCCGACATCTAAAATGTCACCAATTGTTGTGAGCGGGTTAAGTACAGCTTGAACAATTCCACCTATAAACGCGCCCGCGCTTTTAGGCAGGTTTTTTCCCGCTTCAATAGGCACTTCAGCTAAAGAGTAACTACGGCGCGCGGTTGGTATTTCGCTAGTAGTAGCGTACTGCGCGAACGGGTTTTGTTGCGGCGCGTATTGGGCAAACGGATTGTCAGCCATTTATTTCCCCCCGCCTAAAACCCTAGCCGCTGCGCCAGCACCAAAAATTTCATCAAACTGTTGCGCGTTACCTTTACCGGATTTTAACGCTTGAATTGCAGCAGGGGGTATAGCGGTCGCCGCCGCTGCTGCGACCCGTTCTGGCAACGTAATTTTTGGGTCATAAGGAAATTTAACGCCGCGCGTTTCAGCGCCGGTAACTTCTTGATTGTGACGTTCCACTCTATTTCGTACAGAATCACCAAAAGCGTCAAGCACACGCGGCAAAGCGTTGGGGTCTGTACCAAGGCTTCCCAACGCAGCTTGAAGCGCGTCTTGCTGTTGCGCCGTAGGTTGAGAATCCAACTTTTTTAAGTTGTCCATAATGCCAAAGAACAACCTAGACCGCAGTTCAGCAGCGTCAGCTACACCTTTGGTGTCAATTTTGGTCCCCAAACGAGTGTTTAAGAAACTTGCGGCTTGCTGTAAAGATTCGCCGCCAGGACCCATAAATCCTTTGGCCCCGCCGACTAACTTTTTGGCTTTGTCAATATTATCAAGCACTCCCGCCGCGTCTCTTAATTTTTCATAGTTTTCCCGCGTTGCTTTCATAAACTCTTGCTGCGCGGTCACACTAGCGGGCGCGTAAGCGTTTACGTTTGTAATTGTGTTTGACGCCGGTTGGTGGGTCGTCAAAGTTGCAATACGTTGATTGTATTCTCTAATTAACGGATCGTTAGGATTTTTTGCGATTAAAGCTGCCCGTTCAGATTGTAGCCGCGAAAGATCAGACGGGCCAACAGGAGCAGCAGTTTTAGGTATTACTGGCACGTTAGTCATTGTTTGACCGTACCCAGACAGTAATGGATTTCCTTGAACTGGGGTGATGTTAGCACCCGTATCTACGCGCTCTATTTTTGGCATCGCATCTACAAGTGCTTTGCGCGCTTTATCCGAACCAATAACCAAATTTTTCAAAAAATCTGGCACTTCCGCGTCAGACTTTGGGAGTTCATTTATTTCTGTTTGGCCTATCAATCCGCGCCTAAACAAAGATTGCGCCGCGCCCTGTACTTGTGCTAAAGAAACTGGTGTTCCTTGTGCGGACGCTGCCGCCAACGGTACAAACGCGCCGGAAATATTTTCTAAAATATCTCCTCGGCGTTTTAATTCTGCGGAGTCGATTTCCGATTGAGTTTTTTTAGCTGTAAGCCCAGCGTTTTCTGCTTCACGTTGCGCTTTAAGAAATTCTAAGCCAGTTTTGCCAAACGGAAGCGCCGTCGAAACGTCTAGTTTAAACCCCGGCTGGCTGGCTCGTTGGTAAAAAGCATTCTGTTGCTCTTCCGCACGTTGAGCCGCAGACAACTGATACTGCGCCAGCGCGTTTTGATTTTGCGCGCTCTGAATCTGCGAAAACTGCGCTAGACGGTTGATTTGGTCAGGAAACTCAATCGCTGCGGGGGCGCGAAGAAGGTTAGTGTTAAGCGGCATTTCAAGGCCTCCGTAATGCGGCGATGAGAGCGTTGTCGCTTTCGTTTCTCAAATATTGACTAGCGCCGCGAGCAAGTGCGTCGGTCGCGTTTAAATACGAAGACGCTCGGATGTTACCGGCATTCCCTAACGTATCTGCTTGATTAGCGCCGTAATTGCCAGTCGTCGTGGTTAAGTTATTGGTAGCACCTTGACCATACCCCGCCAACGTCTGTAGCGGAGCCAATTTCATGTTGTAATCGGTGTTATACCGATTGTAGGCGTTTTGATATTCCTGCGACGCCAGCCCTTGATTATATTGTTGCGCGCCTTTAAGCGTAGCGCCAGATAGCAACCCTCCGCGTGACGCTGCGGTACGGTCAAGTGCTTTCATGCCTTCGGATAACCGAAAAGCATAACCCGGATCAACTTGAAATTTGTCAGCAGAAAAAGGTGTGAACTGCATCTCAGGCGACTGCAACTTGTTAAGCGCGGTTATACCTGCTTGACGCCAAGGCTCTTGAAGTGCTTTTTGTTCTTGAAAAATTCTGTAGTTTGAATCCGCTATTGACTGATTGGCGTTAGACATCGCCCGAGCACCGGCAATAGACCCAAGCGCACCCAACGCAGAACTACCCGCAAGAAGCGCGGTGCTGGGCGAAATACCAGACGGAAGAAAAGACATCAACCCTGTTGCTTCTGCACCTACAGGAAGCCCCGCGCCGCCCGTTAAGGGGAAAGCAGACGACGCCACATCGCCACCTAATGTCATACCTCCCGCGCCGGGAGCAAGATAATTTGTTGGGATTGTGCTGAGTGCTTCGCCGCCCGCCAAAGCGTTAGTTCCAGTAAGCCCCCCGCTAGTTAAGGCAGAATTAATCGCGGCTTCGCCCCCCGCAACCTCTGCCGTTGCTACCGACGCGCCAGTAGCGGGATTAAAAAACGCGCCAATTTCCGGAGCAAAATAGTAACCACCTGCCAAAAGCGCGGGGAGAGTCCAACCGCCGGGTATGTTTTCACGAACCTGATCGTCTACTTTGGCTAATGGGTCGCTTATAAAATCAAACACCCCGCCGGTTAATTTGCTAAACCAACCCATTATGTTATCTCCCGTCCGTTAGCCCGGATGTTAATCGCTGATGCCGTCCCCGCGATGGTGCTAATGAACCCGCTAGGGCCAAGCGCAGCGCCTGTAATCTCAGGAAAGGTATACGTCTCTGACGGTTGTAGCGTTTTGGTCTTGACAATCAGGTTCTGGTTGCCCGCTGAGTCTGCTGCCGTGACCAAGTTGACGCTGATCGTCGCCGCTGCCGCGCTGAAGTTGGTCGCGGTAAACTTGTCCACAAGCGTTGTCACACCGTTAGCGGTGTACTGAGTCGTCTGGCTATTCTCAGCCAGCTTCGCGGGGATCAAGACTTTTACGGTTACAGTCATGGTTGCGTCGCCTTGTATGCCAAAACTAGCGCGTCGTAGTCATCACCGATCTGAGCCTTGAGAACGTCCCTAATCCTAGAAGACTTATTCTGCTCTGCTTTTTCGGTCCTCACCAACGAGCGTAGACGGTCACGGTACTGATAATCGCTGATTGCCTGGGCATCGTCGTCCGGCAACGAATGCGGCAAATCCTCAATTTTCACGCCCTTGAACGCTACCCAATCCTGCGGCCAATCGCCTGACGGAAGTGCCAATAGCATAGCAGAATAGTTGTCAATGTTCACCTGATAAGCGTGGATTTCCATCTCACGGTAATAGGCGTTCATGACTGCGGAAGCTAGTTTTTCGTTGTCAGTAATCATCTTGATTGGTTAGAAAAGGACACACATCCTGCCGCGCTAAGTATAGGTGCTGAGTTGGTGTATTGAGTACCAAAGCCAGCGTTCCAAGGCCAAGCGGTTATAGGGTTTCCATTTTTGGCGATTTCTGTTCCGGTGCTTGACCAGTCTACCGTTACTGCGCTAGACGTAGTGGGGCTATACGTTACAGAACCAAACCCAGAACTCCAAGAGTAAACAAAAAGAGCCGTTCCGGCGGTTGTTGCCGTTGCCAAATACGCCCCATCTGGGCTGAACCGCAACGAATTCTTGATAAACCCATCTGCCGGAGGGTTGGCGTACTTAGACCCAAACCCAGAACTGCTTACCGAGTAAGCAGAAACGTAAGGGTTTGTGGCCGACCCAAGCGCCAGATCGTTGGTGGTTGGGTTAAACGAAATGGTCTGTCGTATCGCTGCGCCGGTATACGCGGTCGCTGGATTAGAGTACCGCGTACCAAACCCAGATGCCGATGACCACGGGTAAAGCGCAACGTAGGGCGAGGTATTGAAGTTAAACGCTACCAACGTGTTGTCGCTGTTGAGCGAAACACCGTAGGCAGATCCACTTGCGTTTATGGCGCTGCCGTTGGAATACTTGGTCCCAAACCCAGAACTCCACGCCCATGCTTGCGGGTATGACACAGACGGTTGGTTGGCAGTAATCACCGCGTCTACAGCGTTCGTCCAAGTAAACCCGGCTGGCGTACCTGTTGGGCTTAGTGCGCTAGATGGGTTGGAATACCTTGTTCCAAATCCAGACGCTGACCAAGGGTAGGCGTAAAGATACGGGCTTGTGCTAAGAGTTGTAGAGACTAAAGAGTTGTCTCTCACAAACGAAATTTGTTGGATTAAACTGCTTTGTAGCGCCGCTGGCGTACTGTATATCGTCCCGTACCCAGAAGTTGAACTCCAAGGGTAGACTCCGGTTTGTTGCGACGCTAAAGAAACTCCGGTGTAAGCAACATATTCCGAAGGCGTAATTGGGGCTACACCGCCATAGGTGAACATCCCCAGAAAGCCACTCATGTCACACCTAGGCCAAAAACGTACCAAGTGTCGGTGGCGACCTTGATCATGGTAGCTACGCCATTAGACGCGACAGATCGGTTGCCGGTAGATGTTGAGTTGGCGAGCTTGAGCGTAACGCCAGTTCCAGCTTGGATGACCAGCGCCGTGGCGTTGCTCACCACGCTGATGACCGTACCAATCTCAAACGCTACGCTACTGTACGGTGGGACCGTGACGTTGCCGGTTAGGTATAGATGTTTGGCGCTATCAGACAAAACCAGCGTACCGCTGGTGTTGCTTGATTGGGGCATCGTCCGAAAGCCAAACCCGTACAAGTTACCGGCGCTGTCTTTGACAGTTGACCCGCTCGCAAGACCGCTGATGGTCTTGTTGGTCAGCGTTTGCGTACCTGTAAGCGTGACAACGGTGTTGTCAATCGCAATCGTGCCGGTCGTGACAATTGGACCGCCGGTTAGACCTGTACCGGTGTTGACCTGAGTAACGCCGCTATCAAACGTTGGCTGACCAACCGGGCCAAGTTCCAGCGTGTTGACCATGCTATAAAGTTCAGTCACTTGCGACCCAATCGGATCGTAATTGAAGTCTTCAATCGCGGTCGCGTTTGCTCCCGATCCGGTCAACGTAAACAGGTTCAGAAAGAACCGATACCATTCACGCGACATTAGCCCGGTGCGCTGGTCAATAAAATCAACCCGAGGCGCAGGAATCTGCGTGATGTTATTGATGACTGGCATTAGGCGCTTGTCCCGCTCAAGTGCAGTTCAGCCCCCATGATCGCAATCTTGACCGGATCTGTGCCGGACAACTCGTACACTCGATCACGCAATTTGAGTGTCATACCAAGGCGACGCCAGAACACGCGCTGCTGATAAACGCCGATCTTGCCAAGAACTGCCCAATGCTCGTTAGACCAAGTATGACCGCCATCGTCTGACCAGCGCAACATTACCTGCGGGTCCGATCCAACCGTAGGCGCACCTTCGGCAACGCTGACTAAGTAGTCACCGCTTTCGGTTGTAATAAACAATCCAGATTCGGTAAGCAGATACGTTGGGTCTGTACCGGCGCTATTGTTGATGCCAACGCCAGACTCGCAGTCCAGTTGTAGGCTATGGTGCGCTGTGCGGTTTAGGTTATTCTGCCCCGTAGGCAGCGCCCGCCAAGAACGCAACCATTTTTGAGGGCCACCGTTGTCAGCGTAAACGTCTAGGTCAAACGCATACAAGTTGCCGTTCTCAAAGTCGCCAACAACGATCTCGCTGTTAAATGCCATCTGGCAGTTGCTGCGATGCCGCAAGAACAGACCGTTGGAAAACGCCGCCCGCTCATGCCACGCCTGTGTAGATACGTCGTACACCCAAGTAGCGTTGGCCGATGGAAATGTCAGTACATAAAAAGCATGACCTTCTTGTTGATATGTGTAGCCAATCGCGTCGCTGATATTGCCGTACTGAGCGATGGCGTATTCAATTGCGTGGGTGCTAATCCGCTGGCCGGTGTAGCCGTTGGCGCGGTAGACAATACCCTGCCCGCGAGCGTCAGCGCCCAACCAGAACAAACCGTTGTCCAGCTTGGCAACCGAGTATGTTGCCGCGCAACCGATTTCGTTATACGCGCCTTGGATGCGTTGCAACGGGAAGTCTGGGTTACCTGCGTCGTACCACACCTCAACCGAGTTGGTCCCAAACAGCCACACTTCGCGGTGGTCAACGATCATACTGACCAGACCGTCAGGCGATCCTTCTGCGCTGGCAAAATCCAACGGATCAACCGACGTACCTTCCAACAGCGCAGTCACCCACACTTTCTGGCTGTTGGGTTCAATAAATACAAAGTACCCGTCTAGATAACCAACAGCCACCGCGCCGGGGAAGTTTACGTCTGTGATCTGTACAAAGACGTTGGTTGATGAGTTGTAGATGTAACTTGGACCGTTACAAGCAACAAACAATTGCGTACCGTTGTCGGCCATACTGACCGGCCCCGTGCCGGATACCGTACCCAACAACGTAGCAACGTAACTGCTAGTAATCTTGTAAAGTTGCAACCCGCTGACAACGTAGCCAACACCGTTGAACGTCCATAGTCCACGAATAGGACCAGTACCAACGGTGGCAAGCAACGTCAGGCCGGGAGCGCGGTTTAAGAACGCGGCTTCTTTGCCGCCTTCGGGGACAATCTCAGGAAAGAGATTGACCATGCGATTGTCAGCGGCGTTGATGCTCCGAGCAACATACGCCGATCCCAGAATCGGCGTTTTCATCAGTAGTTACCGGCGTAGACGTTGAACCGCTGGCGCGTTGCAACGATTGCGTAAGGCATTGACATCACATCGTCAGGGTTGTTGATGCGCTTCAGATTGCGCTTGCTAGTCATAGCAATCCGTTTGACCTGCTCTGATGGCTCAACGCCGAATTCAGGCGCGATCTCCATCGCTAAATTGTAGGTGAACGCCCGCAAGTATCCCGGAGGGAAAGCAAGAATGGTTGCTAATGTTGCGGGTTGCGACAACTCCTCAACGCTGATGAAGTGGAACTCCA